CCCCGGATGTCCGGGGGTCACCGGCAGTACGATTTAACGTGCTGCTGCTTCAACGTGAAGCCCAACTCTCAGCTTACGCGGAAAGTTGAGATTGTAGATCACGTCAAAGGCGAGGCGGAAGGGTCGCAAGACCTACCTCCGCAGCCACGCATGCGAGAGCATGCGGGCCTGGTTCGCAACCAGGCCTGTTATCGAGCTTAGGGTCCAGGTACAGTAATGTCCTGTGACACCGGCAGCACGATATCTGTGCGTTTGATACACGCATGGAGGAGCTAGTCACTCCACAGGTGCGCCTTTGGCTGGATCGTGTAGATACGGATCAGGGTGACTCCCTGATCCCGACTACATCTTCAGCCTGCGAGGAGCCAATAAGAAAATCATGGCTGGTGTAATACACCATATTTCCTCGACATTTGACCAGGAGAAGACCGTAAACGTCAAACGCTACACTTTGTCGACTGGCGACTTGCAATTCTCGCAAGAGATAGCGAGCAAGCCAACGGCGATGTATGCGAAAGAGGTCTTAGGTTATTCTACACCTGGCTTTTTCGAGATGAAACGTAAGGGCCTCCTTCTACCCCCAAGTAATTGGTGGAAGCGGGAAACGACGTTCTCGTGCGATGCACGGACGTTCGAAGAGAGATATGTCCCTCATAATTGGAGACAGGTCTACTCGCCCCATCAAGCTATAACCATGGCCGTAGATCATCCGGTAGTAGTATATATGCCGAATAGTCTACAACTTGATAACCAGATTGACCCGGAGCAATATATTGTCTCCGCAGCATCTGATTGTTACAGTCAAGGTTATGACTTGTTGACAGCTTTAGGAGAGTCGTCAGAAACGGTCAACCTAGTGGTGAAGACAGCGAAACGCTTGATGCGGCTACGCCGCACCTTGCGGGATATTGCCGTGGATTATTTCCCCGGCCGTTCCATCGCCTATCACTACAGTCAGGCCGCCCGTCGCCTCAAGAGATCCAATGTAGGCCGCGCCGGGGACAAGCTCAGTAATTTAGAGCTTGAACTCAGATACGGCTACAGACCGCTGGTCTATGACCTGCAGTCTCTCTACAAGGTGATGACGAAGTTCCAAGAGCGAGTGCGTACTAAGGGTAAGGCCGGTCACAGCGTAAGCTGGGTCGACACTGTCCCTGAGTGGTGTATTCTTGATAACGGTTATTTGCGTATCTATAAGTCCTCAGTTTCACGATATGAGGTGTCAGGTCGCGCCGTTGTCGTAGCAGACTTCAGTCCCAGTAAGTGGCAACTGAATTTCGCCGTTACGGCGTGGGAGCTAATACCTCTCTCGTTCGTGGTGGATTTTGTTGTCAACGTAGGACAATGGATTGAAGCCCAGTCCCTTAAGGCATTAAGTACAGCGTGGGTGGCATCAACTGGGATACGGCGTGAAGCCGATACCCAGGTAACGTTCAGAAAGGAGTACTATGGGAGCGGCTGGGAAACCAGCGGAGCTCTAAGCACTACCTACCGGACGGTTGATGTTATCACCACGCGGACGCCTCGTAGTACCATTCCTTCACTTCCGCATACCCAGCTTCGAATGAACGTGGCTAAGGTTGCTGACCTTGCCGCGCTCCTCTACGGGGCATTTAGGAGATAGAAAATGGCAGCTTCAACGCTGACAACTCTGCCCGTCTATAATGGCGGGTTTAACAAAACGTGGCAGTATACTGGCCACACTATCACTCTTCCGCGTCTTATTATACAGAAGCGCAGAGTGCCGACGGGTTCCCAGACGGTGTCCGAAAACTCGATTACCATCCTTCGGGGTGGGCTCGATGCTGCGGGCAACGTTCTGCCGTCGAAAGGGTCTTTCCAGTTTATCGCTAAGGAACCGATCGGATATCTTGCTGCCGATCGGGACGCCCTGATTGCGGACTTCCGGAACTTCGTCAATGGCGATGAATTTGCCTTGATGCTGCCCGGTTGTTCGTATTGGCGTTAGCCCATGGACGAGCGGTTAAAGCTGCTCGTTGCCAATGCAATCTCGGCCATATTGGCTCTGATTGTAGGGCTTTGGACGGGGCACTCTTCTGGGAAGTTGAGTGCAGTGCATGACGACCTGAATCGGCTACAGAAAACTGTCGCCGCTCAATTGGTTGCCTGCGAAAACCCGTTAGCGTCTTCCTTAGTTACTGGCGGAGTATTTCTACATGAAAACCCCGGAGATAGCGTACGACGCGTGTCGATTCTACCTCAATGACCAAGTCGAAGTCGGTGCAGTACCTGTCGAGATCAGTAACCTCCTTACCGGAGCAATCCGGTCGCGAGACTTGCGGGTTTTGACAGATTGCACAAGTCTGTATCGCCCCGATTATCATGGGGTTGAGACTCTACGGACCTTACTACAAGTGGAGGCGTTCTTCAAAAAGAATGCCCACTTCTCCGATGACGCTAAGTGTGAAGCCGCAGCTCTGCTCTCCTTCTTGGAGGCAGAAAACATCTGCGGTCGTACCAACAAGCGTCTCGCCTGGTACTACCTGCATCCCGATCACCTTGATCCGGATATTGCAGTTTTACTTAGGCGGATGGAGCGGTGGATTGACTCCACATTGGGTCCAATTGAGCCGTTTCTGGAAAGTATCCCAGCGACTATCAGACTGACTAACGGCGCAACCTCTGTGTTGAAACGGAAGGCAGCTTCACCAGCACGTAAGCTGGCGAGGGTGAAAACTCTTGCTGCTGCCCCGGGCAGTATCCCATACCTCGACGCTCTTGGCCGTTATTTCGGCTTGAAGCGTTTACCTCGAGGAAAGCGGATGCTGACAAACAGAGTGGCCTTTGTTCCCAAGAACTGGAAAACAAAGCGAACCATCGCTGCAGAACCGGAGGGCTCACTGCCCTTCCAATTATGCTTTGATGAGTACGCAAAGGTGCGTCTTGCCCGCAAGGGCGTAGACTTAACCAACCAGTCTCGAAATCAGGAGCTAGCCCGTTTGGCCTCGTGTGGCGAGAAAATTGCTACACTTGACCTGAAGCAGGCAAGCGACACGTGTGCGTTCAACGCCGTGGCTCTGTTGTTTCCTGAGCCATGGTTCGAATACTTACGTGCTCATAGGTCTCAAAGCTGGCTATTATCCTTGCGAAAGGACAAAATGCTAGGTGGCTCGTATAGTAAGTTCTCCTCAATGGGGAATGGAAGTACGTTTGCCATAGAGACGCTCCTGTTTAGTGCAGCCTGTAAGGCCTCCGGAGCTTCCGTATGGTCCGTTTACGGTGATGATATCATCGTGGACTCGGACTGTGCCGAGGCAGTGATGAAGGTCTTGCGCTACCTAGGTTTCGCTGTTAACCCAGAGAAGTCTCATCTCTCGGGCTCGTACCACGAGTCCTGCGGTGAGCATTGGGCGTCCGGCACGTACGTCACGCCGTTTTTCCTGCGTGATGATGGTGTCAGAGGAGCCGAGCTCTGCCACGCCGTAAATGGCTTGGCTGGGATCGCAGTTCCTGGCGGTGCACTTGCGGGTTTTCTTGCCAGCTTAGTGCTGGAAAACAAGTTGCCCTTGGTGCCATACAGCGAAAACACGTTGAATGGGGTACACGTGAGTGTCCCTACGTGCTATAACTTAGGTATCTTCCGTCGCTCCGGAAAGAAACGTCCGTGGGGAACTCCGAGATACATCGGTTATCAACCGACTACTCTTTGGGCGACCCCGGAAGGACATCTGAAAGAACTGCATGAACTTTCAGAGTCGGAGCGTGCTTCCCTGCT